GTTGGTCTTACTGTGTGCCTTGTGCTTCTGACATGCCATCCTCCTGTGATTAGAAGTTCTAATTTTAATAATCAAGCCCCTAACGGTTTTCAATGTTGGAGATTCAGTTTGACAAGGAAATAGAGATGAATTGAATGGATTTCAAGCTACGATTTTAGAATTTCGTTGGGGAGTATTCTTTAAGTAGTCTTCCACTTGAACACGAGACAACTAAGATTACGTTAAACTGCATAATTCGATCCGATAGATCCGATTAAGTTTTCTTTAATATTGTCTGTAATATTATTATATTGCGAGGTATATTATTCATCTGTAAACATAGAAGATCGTCCGTAATCTATGTCTGGTTCAGATAGTAGTCGTCTATGATCGCCTGCACGCGGATCAATTTCTGCGACTGAGTTTAAATCTATTGCTTCAGACTCGTTGGCTGCTCGCCTGAGTTCGCCAATCAAGCTCACAAACCCTGGTTCTTCCTTATCTGCCTCGGACCTATTACTTTCTCTCCTTGGAGATACCCATCTGGATATATTGCCCTTGATACTCGCCGCCCATCGTCGAAGAGAATCCCTCTCACTCTTCTCTCTCTTCAGCATATCTACTGCTTTGATCAATTGCTCTCGCGTTTCTGCAAGCTCTTCACTTATTGCGTATAAGACTCTAGTTATATACTCTACCTTTGTATCTTGACTGTCTGTTTCTGCTCCAGGCACATGCAGTGTCATCTCCTTCTCAAGTGAGTTTGCTGCCACCCACATGCGCGATAATTTAGCGTCTAAACTGAGACTCGCGGATGCCAGATTATCATAATTAGGGAAGTCTCTGGAACTCGTTGACAGTAACTCAAGGTCTCGCTTAGCCCTGAGATACTTTTCCTTATAACTAGCGTTCTTCGAGTGTGGCATCATTTCTAGTGTGGGCATTTAGTAGTAGCTCCTAGTTTTTCTTAATATGTTGTTTGCGCGTAACAATATTTCTTTACAATTGTATCATATCTTCTGCCGTTAAATTCGTCGTCGCTAACCATCTTCCACCTAGTCTTATAGTGTTATTGGTATATCTACTAGTGATATTCGATAAAATAGGAGATCTCACGATTGATCTTATATTATTCATTTGCGTTCCTATTCGCTTAAGTGTATCTCGGCGTCCAGAAGAGTCCGCATTATGGTAATCACGCCTCATCTCTGTTAATTTAAAGTCTAGTTCCGCCAGGGTTAACGCATTTAAAGATCTACCGGAGGGTGCCATATAGTCATTAATAGCATTTAGAACATCTTCTTTATCGGATCTCGCGGGCATCTTGAAGACATTTTTCCGTTTTATGATCACTCCGCTATGAGACGAGCCCAATGCGTATACGCGTCTTTTGGGTATATATGAGTAATAAGTTGGACATTGTAGATCATATGCCATAAATGAGGCGCAAACAGTCCAGTCCGGATCACAAGCGCGGAGGAAACTTTTGAGCCAATGATCGCAAGATCGGTATCTCACGAGTATAGGCGCAGTTCCAATCAGGTGAAATAGCAGCGGTTCTATCTCTTTTATCGTTGAATCTATATCTATGATAATAAGAGAACATTCCTCTTCAATAATCAGTTCCTTGCGTTTTTGAGCGTTTAATACATCTCCCCCAGTTTTTGCTACATAGGAATGCCAAGAGAATTGAGACGATCTACCACATTCTATTATCTCTGGCGGTACATATGTAGCTTCTCGTTGTAATAATCCTGGCATTGCCGCTCGTAGATCGATTCCTTTTACTATAGCAGCTCCTCTAGTTAGTGCTGCGCTAGCCGATGCGCCGTGACCCACTCCTATACATAACACTAGTTTGTTCTTGATGTCGTTGGTGAGGGACGACAGTAGAGCTATATACTCACTATATAATCCTGTATATCTTCCATATGGACGCCCTAGATTCGATAAAAAGTGATTCTTAGCAATAACATCTCTGTTTGTATCAGAGCAATTACAGTTTGGAGGATTAGTCCCTTCTAATGCGTCTACCGAATATTCTACATGTTGCGTCTTGCGAGCAGGGTTATAAGAATAGTTCAGAGGTAAATCCTTTGTCTTCGATTTCAGCCTCACCTCTGGTGGTTTGCTTCTCCATGCTCTTAAGGCCTCTTTGTAAGAAGTTCGCATGTATACAGCTTTGAAAACTCCAACTTTTGCAGCTGCACCCCTAGAAGTTTCCCTTATGAGTCTAACACATGCTGCATATGTAAGCATGTCTAACGACGGAGTTGAATTATGAATCATATCCGCTCTCACAGAGGAGATCATGTAGAGATGACGAGTAGACAATGAGAATTTATTATCTTTGTTAGTGCCTTGCATCGCCAAAAGCACAAGCGAATGTATCTCTCCTAACAATCTACTTTGCTTACCGAAGTCTTGGAAGAGTATTAATGTTGGAATATTATTTCCGACACTACCGGCATTTAAGAGTAATCTAGAAGTTTCTACTAGTTGGATCATCATGCTATCCTCTGCAGCACGCGCTCCTGCAATTCCTGGCCTTAATACAATTCCATTGCGCCTACAGTATTCTAAATTTCTAGAATCGGGATGCACTAAAAGTCTGGTCAACAATCCGGCTATGGATCTACATACCTGGGAAAAAGATTCTTCAATCGAATAAGCACCTGTTGTGCCGTAAGCCCGCACGGAAGATAACATTGTTATACCGACACAGAACCACGAACAACCATAGATAATGTCCCTTAACGGAATACATGAGAACTCTTTGAGATCAAAAAGGTCAATCGCAAAGCTGACAAGTGACCTCTGCATTAACATTCGAAACTTTGTAGCATATTGCATTAAAAGAGAGGAATATATCATAGATACTGCTGAGCATTGGAGAGGTTGTCGATGTGGTATCAGATTAGGCGGAGGCTCATGAGGAATTGTAGATACCCAGATCTTATCTACATAAGCTAGAGGATTGCCTGGCAGCACTGCCCATTTAAGTGGAATCGCAGGTGGTGTTAATTTAACCGGAGATGCCGATATCGTATGATAATTATCCTTTAGAATCATTCCGAACGAACTACCATTATGGATGAGATTATTCAACGCAAATTGTTGAGTTAGATTAGTCAATGATAAGTAAAAAGACTGGAACGCTATTGGATAATCATCTTTACCTCCGACTAGCTTCCCACTAAGATCACTACAGAAATTCAGATGAGTAGGAGTAGTTTTACTTCCTAAAACTGCAAATGCTGATTGTTGTAGACGTTCGTGCCGGTGCGCTGCACTCCCGCCATACACTACTGGAAGTATAGTCGATAATTGGCTAATTGTCCATGGAGAACGTGATAAGGATATATCGCTAGCAAGTATACGTAATGTCTGGTCTGAGCCCAATTCAGTGACTAGTTTGGTAAGTCCTTTCAAATCGCGCAATGTACTAGACGCATCGACTATCTTATAACCATGATCAGATACTTTTTGCCTAGTAGCTGTCCCAAAATTCGGTGCATACGGCCCTACATCCGATATTATATCCCGTCCATCTCCTTTAGAGGAACAAGATATCATTGGCTGTTGTGAGTCGAAGAATCCGAGTTTAAATTCGAATGGAGTATAGACGCCTATATCAGCGTTACGTAGTCCATTACCCCAAAGGTCTCGTAGCGCCTGACACATTGCAAACGGAGATCTCGGATTAAGCTGCAGATTTTTCGTTTTAGCTAAATCGAATCTTGACCCTATATCCGTCAATTGTTTGACGTTGGCTTCATTAATCTCACGATCAAACTTCAGACTGCCCGTTAGGGAGCTAATAGTACGAGTCATTGTAAACCTTCCTAATATTCTTTCACGTAACCCCGCAGGAGTCCATGAGTAGAAATCTGCCATAATATCGGGATAGAAAGGTGTGCTATTGGCTAGTAAGTCTTTCATAGTTTCTCCCGAAGCAGCATTTGCTATACCCATAATTTGTAGAAGAGACGGATTTTTCGTCCTGGCAGGTATAGCGATCGCTACTGCTTCGCGAATTAATTGCGATTGATCTTTAACTCGGTTGATCGGTATCGAATGTGGATCAATGATTAGCTGTTTTGGATTTGGTTTTTTGGGTGAGTACCAGCCACGTGATAATAGCATAAGATCGTTGAGTAGAGTATTATGATGTTGTTCTAGGCTTATAATAGATGCAACGTCCCATGATAAATCATCAGTTTCTCCCTTCATGAAGAACCGAGTCCATGGCAAGATTGGCATTCCGCCTAAGGATCCCGGTAGTAATGCTAAGAATTGTAAGCGTTTTCTCTTGTCAAAGAAGCGTTTGAGTACAGGTTTTTCATCCTTTCGCAACGGAGAAATCATTCGCATCCGTAAAGCTTGCACAAGTTGAGTATCTTTCCATCTACACGCTAAGAAAGTGTCCAAACATGAGTCGGCGCAAGCCATTGCACACGACATGATGCCTGCTATTTCCTTGGATAATGAAGGTATGACTAATGATTCCTGTTTGAAACTCCTAGAAGCGAATTTGAGATTATAAGGAATGTGCACACCATTTACATAGACTTCCTTACCATAAGTGAGTACGGTAGTAGAATCAATACATTCTTCTGGCTTAACTTCGTGATTTAATAGTGCACATCGTACCTCCATGACTGCTAATAGCTTGGTTAATTGTGCATCTAAGGTTCCATATGCAAGGTCGAACGTTATTGTGCACACCTGATTGTCGCCTTGCCCTGCCATCAAGAATGTAGCGTGCTGATCATAGAATACGAAGTACATCATTGCTATGGTGCAGATGGTCCACAGAGATTGCTGCAAACCCTCAAATCCTCCAACATGCGTTCCACGCCATAATAGACTACTAGGTGCCCATTCACTAATTGGCTTAGTAGGGTCTGCATATTCAGGTAGTGAATGCTTATCTGTTAGAACGATAGTTGCCTTAGTAAAGAAGGGATGAGCTTGAGAGAATGTTCCGGGCATGTTGAAAATGTTCTCCAGTATACGTGATATAGGGTGAACTGTTTCTTTTCTCCATCTGAGATTCCATCGTGAGAAATCTACTTCTAATCGAATTTTGTCTCTGTTAACAGCATCGAAGACTAACGAATATAATCTTTTCTTTTCTTCTGCGTTACTCATAGTCATTGTTTGTTGTGGTAAATAATCCGCCATAAAAGATTTGCAGTTGATTTCAGTGATTATCATGAAGAGGCGCACATTGAATGTTAGCTTTGCAAAACATCGCGCCTCTCGTTTAAGTTCTCTTTCTTTTTGTGTTAATTCGACCAAATAGTCGGTTTTATCAAAGTTCCCACTAGAATACTTCTTGACTAGTGCCCTTGTATCAACCGTGGGTGCGTCTAATACATGCTCAAGTAAACGTCGTGGGGATGTTCGATTGCCACCGAACCAAAATTTCCCTGCTTCCTTGGTCGATGGATTGATCGCTTTATCATCCAGAAAGTCCAAGTAATCGTCACAATAATTAAACTCCATAAATTTACCAAACACAATAGCATCTAAATCCGCCATTGGATAAGAGTTCATCGGCAAACTAGTAACACGATTAACCCAATGTCTACGAAGAATCGTATTGAGTGCGGGCTCCTGTATAAAAAGTGGCCAGTCCGAATGCTTCGCTATATAGGCTGATAGAACAAGATGTTTAAACATACGCGTGTACCTCACAATGGCTATAGGATTGAGTGTTCCTTTGCTTGTCGCATGAGATCGTACAGAATCTGCGGATTTATCAGCATATACAACTGGATGTCCAGACAGTTTGGCCAATCCGAACAGTTCAGCAGCATCCCATATGTTATCTACCTCTGAAATTATTCTATCTAATTTCTCAGTAAGGGGAGTATCTGAGTTCGAAAGCTTGCGCTCTTTTTCCCTTAATTTATCCCTCGTACGCTCGTATGATGTGTAAATTAAAACATCACCTTTAGATAATGTATTTAGCCATGTTTTAAACATACTTTCGGGCCCTTTGACTAGTTCAAATCCATCATTTCCGTACTGAGTTAGACATTCCTCTTGCCACAAGAGTATTTTCGTTACATGCTCTCGAAGTTTGTGAGTCCCATTGTGGAATTTCATGGCGAACGCTAATTCTATATTATGTCGAGCTAAGACTACATCCTGCACCATTTGTAATTGCTCGTACGTAGCAATGCGCCACTTAGATTTGGTGTCTAATTCCGGTATCATTATCCATACATATCCTGTGCAATTATGTATCTTCATATTTCCAACTCGCTTAGCACGTGGTATATACTCGAGTTGGCTCTTTGATCGATAATTCTCAACCACCTTATCCCAAATAGCTACTCTGTTGAAACTATCCCTTACCCACTGCGCGTTTCCCTTTCTACTCATCAATTTATTTTTGTATGTTTTTAATTCGTTTGGTTTAACAACATCCTTAATCCAGTCACAATACGCGTTCACCTCCAATTCAAAGATACTTTCAGCCTCTGCCAATACTGTCTCAACGTCAAGTCTTCCGGAAATATGTTTCTTATAAAGTAGCGGATATTCGGAAGGATCGAGGATTTTAGGCATACATTCCTCTTTGTAATATACTCTCATAAATTCTCGCATAGGATTAGTTATTGAAGAGTAAGACACAGTCGGATGTTCTCTGAGGTAGTTTTCAAGGACTGACATACAGTAAGGTAGTCGGTAGTTTCCGTAGAGGCCAAAGTCTGTGAAGTTAGTTTTACAATGATTGAAGATGTCGAGTAAGCGTTGAAGGAGTGACACTGCGATCGGCGATGAGAGGTGTTTTTCCGGCGGCGAACGCCTGTTCTCTTCGGCGCCTTCAAGTTCGAAACTTTCTTCATAGTTGTCGTCATCGCGCTCAAACAGTAAGCTTCCAAATTCCATTTTGGCTCCTAGTTTTGTTTAATAGCAATACTAAAATGAGCAAAATGAATATGTTGAATATTCACGAAAATAAGAAATGAGAATAAAAAATACGGAAGGGAATCTATTTAAGCCGTCTTCAGTGGTTGTCGGGTTCGGACTCAGACTCATCAGCTTTCATCGCGAAATGCGCATTAATCTTCTCCATCTGCTGAGGAGTTACCGATCCGCCTGCATAGTTCCTGTATGAAGGCTTCGTGCGAGCTAGAACCTCCTTGCATACACCGGTCAGCCCTTGAATTTCAGAGTAAACAACGGGCACAAATTTGTCCATGTGGATGGCTTTGACGAATGATCGTTTCTCTTCCGGGACTTGACGAATGAATCGGAATCCGTTGTTCGCTGTGATTAATTCAGCTGATAATTCCGGAAACTCAGTACGTATCCAAGGGTACATCAATGTAGCCTCTTTGATAATTTTGAGAGCACTCATTCCAAAGTCACTTAACAGTAGAAACATATTCATAAGTGCCATACTCGTACCATCTTTAATATTTCCGGTTTGACCAGCAAGGGTACTCACCATATGACTACGAACATGCCAATAGAATGCGAAACTCGCGTGAATTTTCTTGAGGATACCGATAGTCAACCATGGTGAATCAGCAACGAAGATCGAGGGATCCTCAATCGAGCCAAGAATAGCAGCGCGGGTTCTCTTTTCGTTAAAAGCAACAGCATTCTGAGCGTTCGGTTGCTTTACGCTAGCGAGAACTAGTACACCGAAGTAAGATGCCATCTCGTAAGTGTCCACATCTTGCAGTTCGTCGAACTCAGCGAGAGTCAGGGGGACTTCATCAGCAAAGTTGGTCGCTCTAAGAGTGCTCAAATCCACGCCATCCGCATTGAGTTCTTCGTCTATCTCGGTATCAGGAAACGTTCCCAACGCCTGAGTACCATTATAAAAGTCCTTAGTTCCCCCCATGATAGACGCAATTGCAGAGCCTAAAGCGCGGACAATTACCGACCGATCCTTACTCTTCCGGATTTGCCACATAGCGTGAATCAGCAGATTACGAGATCCTTGATGAATCTTCAGATCATCGTTTTGTGGAGGCATCTCTGGTACCGCTGTCTTCAAGGTAACTCCACTCACTGAATAACCTGCGTCATCCCACATACTACCGACAAGGTTGATTGCGTTTCCAGCCATAGTAGATATCTTGAATATATGATAATGTTCGTAGTGAGTATGTAATCGGATAGGTAAAGGGCGAAATATGTATTTTAGCTCCTAGTTTTATTAAATAAGCGTACTGCGTAAATCCTAATGTTAAATGTTCTGACGTAAAGTTCGGACTTCTAGCGGTTCAATCCAATAGGTTTGCGTGCTCCACGACGACGTGTTTGAGTGGGTGCCACCTGCTGCGTACTAGTCTGGACGCGCACAGCCTCGTCTGTGGCTTTTCCCTTGAGATTGGTGATAGATTCCATTATAGGACCTGTGTTGCTCAAGGAATCGTACGTGCTGCTACCATCTTCGTCTGCGGCTTTTCGCGCTCTCTCCAATTTTGCGCTCATTTTCTCCATCATAGATGCTATCTCAGATGAGTAATTGGCATGCATGATATTTATTTCATCAACTTTCCCCGCGATCATGGCCATCTGCACTCGATGTTCTCTCTTACGAGCATCCGCGTCGGCTGATAATTCCTGTAATGTCCTTTGAACACTTTGTAAAACATCTGTAGTTTCTCTCAGCATCTTAGTGATAGTACTTGAGACCTTAATATTCACTAATTCCATTAGTTTCCCTTCCTCCTGAGAGAACCCTAATACATGGTCTAAGCGTGTGTAAACTTTGTCAGCTATCATATCGAGCATTGTACCAGTTATTCCGGCATCTTCCCATGCTTTTTTAGCTATCGCTTTACGAGATTCAGGAAAATCAATAATTTCTTCACCTTCTTTAGCTTTCTTCCCACCCTGATCGCCTTGATATGCTGTAGGTTCGCCAGGTGGAAACATTTTCTGTACTTTCTCCATAGCTTTTGTCCCTCCTGTTCGATAGGCTATATCCGATTCGTCAAGAGGATCGAGTCCTGCTTCTTTGCGCTCCTGATTAACTTCGTTCCTAACATCGGTCATCATCTCGTCGAACACTTGTTTCTTACTCGCATCCATCTGCAGCTGAAGATCCTGCAAGAATGCTTCTGCTCTGTTCGGGTCATGATACTCTTGCTGTTGAACCGATTCTGCATCAAGGAAAGGATCCTCCATCGAGTCTTCCTCTTTATCATCGTTCGCTTCGTCGACAGATAAACGCGGAAATTTGGAAACTTTTTGTTTCATCTTTCTCTGTTCTTTCTTACTCAAGATTTGCTCGGACTCATTCACTGCGAGATCATCACTGAATACTCCTCCCTTGGATACAAAAGACCCAACTTGCTTGATGTTCTCGGATAGAGACATGATTGAAAATGAACAATTCAAAATATAAAAGGCTAAGAGTTTTAGATTTGGTAGTTTAACAGTGTTCTCTGAGGGTTGCTGGCTTGTCAGAAGCAAATTAACG